GTTACCTTGACTCCTAGTCAGGCTACAAGCGCCCAGAATAGAACGCAGTCTTCAACTTATTATACTGTAAAATATGGTGATAATCTTAGCTCCATTGCTAGTCGCTATGGTGTAAGTACTGGTCAACTTCAATCATGGAATGGTATTGCTAATGCCAACAGGATTTACGTTGGTCAGAGGCTAGTTGTTAAGAAGGGTGCTAGTCAGACTACAAGCGCCCAGAATAGAACGCAGTCTTCAACTTATTACACTGTAAGATATGGTGATTTTGCTTCTACTATTGCTCAAAGAAATGGTATTAGTTTAGCACAGCTTAAGAGCTGGAATAATATTTATAACATCAACCTTATCTATCCAGGTCAGCGTTTAATTGTCAAAAAAGGTACTAGCCAGTCTAGAGTTACTACAAGTACTCAAGGAAGATACAGAATTGTTCAAAAAAATGATTCTCTTTCTAAAATTAGTTACTTGACTGGCTATAGTATTAGTTACCTACAGTCTAAGAATGGTATTAGTAATCCTAACTTTATCCGAGTATGACAGCGTATTTACTATTAAGATTAATTTAGGGTCTCTTAGCTGAGGCTCTATTTTTTTGTGTGTAATAAATAATATGCTACTAGTTTGTGGTATACTATCTTAGTAGAGCAACTATATTATACAGTAGAAAGCAGGTGAGATGCACAAATTGGCAATTTTTAACAAGTTTTTTAAGCGTGATAAAGACAACTTTGTAAATTTAGATGATTTTAAAGATGGTAGTATTAAGCCTCGAACCAAGGAAGGTCAAATTACTTCTATTGAAGTTGGCGGTGATGATACTACTAAGGATACTGATGAAATTAATAAATCATTTACTAAGGGTCGGTCTGAGTCACACGCTGGGTTATCTAGTTTAAATAGTGCAAGTTTTGATGCCCCTACTGGTAATAGTAATAAGTTACCCAAAGATTTTTTTATTAGACGTAAACAGATACTCAGAATGTTTGGAACAGGTAATCTAGTAGCCCAGTCGATTATTAGAACTAGAACTAGTCAAATACGTAAGTTTGCTAATCCTTCTCGTGAGACAGCAGACGGAATTGGTTTTCAGATTATTCCACGAGACCAAGAGGGAAAGAAGTATACTGATGAACAAATTAAAGAAATACATCGCTTAGAGGATTTTATTTATAATACAGGTAAGGAGTATCATAGCTATCGTGATACTCTGGCTACTTTTTTAACTAAGCTAGTCTTTGATTACTATGTATATGACCAGATTAACATTGAACGTTTATTTGAATCCCCTACATCTAATAAGTTAAATCATTTTAATATTACAGATGCAGGTACTATTGTAATTGATAAGCTTCCTAGTAGTAAAGATTCTAAGCGTCAGTTTTCACAGATTATAGACAATAAAGAAGTACACAAGTTTAACGAACGTAATATGACTTTTATTACATACTGGGATACTGGTGATGTTAATAGTTTTGGTTATGGATACTCTCCTGTAGAGGCTTCTATGGCTCATTTAGGATATTTTAATGATACTGAACAGTTTAATGCTAGATTTTTTAAACAAGGTGGTACAACTCGTGGATTACTTGTAATTAATGCAGGGGATAATCAATATTCACAAGTAGCTTTGGAAAGTCTACGTAGAACATGGACTAGTCTTAAGGGTGTTAATGGAGCTTGGAAGATACCAGTTATGACTGCTGCTGATGCCAAGTTTGTTAATATGACTCAATCCTCTAAAGATATGGAATTTGAGGAATGGTTAAATTACTTGATTAATGTCTTAGCAGGCGTATTCCAAATTAACCCAGAAGAGATTAACTTCCCTAATAAGGGTGGTGGAGCTACTGGTAAGGGTGGTGGAGCTACTTTTGAATCTAAGGGTAGTGCTCGTGATAGAAGTTCTGCTTCTAAAGAAAAAGGGTTAACTCCTCTACTTAAGTTTATTGAATCTATCATTAACGATGAAATCTTAAGGTATGTTAATAAAGACTATCGTTTTGAGTTTACTATGGGTGACACTGGGGAAGAACAACGTACTCAGGACCTAATTAGCACTAAACTTAAGAATGGTATGACTCTAAATGAGGCTCGTGAGGCAAATGGATTACCTCATAAAGAAGGCTTTGATACTCCAGGTGATTCTAATAACTGGGTACAATATCAAACGATTCAAGCTAAAACTGACCCTGCTAGTTCCTATACACAACAACATAAAAATGATGCTAATCCAACTAATGGTGATGCTCCTGAATTTAATCCTAATAAGGATGATAAATCCCAAGGTGATGATGATTTGAAGCAACCACTACCACCTACTGATAAAAATAAGGATAATTCAAAATAAGTGTTATATTATAGTAGAAGTATTAAAAGGTTTAGACCCACCAACTCAGTAAGGTAATTATTAGGTAGTGGTATCATGTGGGTTTACTAGGATGAAATAGGCTTAGTATAAACATGCCCCTAATATTTACTGAGTAAAGTTCTACTATTTATTTAGTAGAAACTCCTTTGGGAGTAGGTCATTATAATTAGTGAAAGTCAATATAAGGTGGTGAGTTTGAACGGAAGCTACTAAATTAGAAGATACCCTAAATTTTTATGTGCCAATTGATACTATTAAATCAGTTAATACTGATGATACAGTTGAAAAAGGTAGTAATGGACAGATTCTTGTTTCTGGTTGGGCTTCTACTGGTGATAGGGATTTCCAAGGTGAAACTGTAGAGCCAATTGGGATTGATGCTACTTATCTATTTAATAACGGATGGATTGACTATGAGCACGACACTAATAAGGTTATCGGTGCTCCAACTAGTAATTCATATGTTGATACAGATAAAGGTTTATACATAGAGGCTCGTTTGTTTAAGGATGTTCCTGAAGTTAAAGAGATGATGTCACTATATGATAACATCCAAGAGAGTGGTGTAAATCGTAGCTTAGGATTTTCTTTTGAAGGAAATGTTAGGGAACGAGATGAGGATGACCCCTCTATTATCAAGGATGTTATGGTAACTGGAGTTGCCCTAACTAAGAATCCTGCTAATGGTTCAGCTTTGCTTGATTCTGTTATTAAGTCTAATAATGCTAAACAGGTAGAGAAGAATAAGTGGATGCGGGCATATAAGAAGACCCGTCCTAACAATGCTAAAAAGACTTATGAAGCAGGTTATGGCATTACTCCAGAAACACAACATGATGGAGGAGCCTTAAGACCAGAGTCACTTCTAAGTCATATTACATATTTAACCCATTCTATGGAACAGTTAAATGAAAATGGTGGCTTAGATGAGTTTATTCATGAAATGGCTAAGGCTATTGATGAAAGAAGTCCAGAAGATAAATCCATTAAAGCAATGTTTTTGCAAATAACAACTGGAGTTTCAAAATCAGAGGCTTTGCGAACTTTAGCAGGTGAAGATGAAGGTATAGATAATACTAAATTAGAACATCAGTTAGATGCAAATCCTAATACTGGTGATGACGATTAATTAAAGGAGGCAACTTACACTTGGCAAAGAGTGCACAAGAGGCATTAGAAAAGATTAATGCTACACAAAAGTCAATTGCGGATAAAGCAGAAGAAATTACTAAATCTGTTGAAGATGCAAAAGATAAAGAGGAAAAGGCTGAAAAATCAGAACAACCAGAACAAAAAGAATGTGATGATAAAGAAGCTAAGAAGTCAGAAGCAGAAGATAAGAAAGATGACAAAGACAAAGAAGAAAAGTCTGAATCTAAAGAAAGTACTGGTAAATTGGAACATGAAAAGGCTCCAGAAAAAGACCCAGCAGCTAAATCACTTGAAGCTGACATTACTTCTGGTAATGTAGAAGCACATGAACTGGAATTTGCTAATGTAGCTAATACTGGCGTTGACTATTTAGAGGCAGTTAATAAGTCTTTGGACTTAGTTAATACTATGTTTGGTGCATACCAGGAATTAGCTAAATCAGTTACAGCAGATAAAGAAGTAGAAAAGTCTGTTGAGAAGTCTCAAAAAGATATGGATGACCCTGATGATGATATTGAAGAGTCAGCTAAATCCAAAAAGTCAGAAGCAGAAGCAGAAGATAAGAAAGATGACAAAGACAAAGAAGAAAAGTCTGAATCTAAAGAAAGTACTGGTAAATTGGAACATGAAAAGGCTCCAGAAAAAGACCCAGCAGCTAAATCA